TTATTTAAACTATATAATAATATTATTATTATTATTATTATTATTATTATTATTATTATTATTATTATTATTATTATTATTATTATTTACACTATATAATCTTTTTATTTTTGATATTATATTATCTTTTTATCTACATAAATTTGTAATATAAATTAATTTTATTTTAATTTTATCATAACTCTGGAATAGGTGAATTTATAACTACTCTATATATAGTACTATAACCTGATGTTATACTTGGTCTTATAATTTGAATAATATCGCCTATATTATATTTATAATATCGTGATATTGGATCAAATAATAACATTTTTGGTAAAGTATTTAATTTTATATTATAAGTATTACTAAAATCATCTATTTCTTTTGTTGATAATTTTTTAAATTTAGGTTGTAAATGATGATCTATTAAATTAATCATAAATTCGAAATAATAAAATATTTCTATATTACATTCTATTAATTGACTCCATATTTTATTTTGAATATTTTTAACAATAAAAATATTATGTTTATTATTTTTAAGAATGTTATTTATATCATCAATTTTTTTAATTGATGATATTTTATTTATGAAAAATTTTATTAATAATTCTTTTTTATTCTTTAATATTATAGTTATTTGATTATTATCTATATCTTTAATATTTGAATTATATTTATCAATATCTGATTTATCAAGTAAGCCTCTATTATAAATCATATTTAATATATTATTTAATATAATTTTTCTTTCTTCTAATCCGGAAATATTTTTATTTATAATTTGATTCATTATTTTATATAAATACAATATATATTTATATAAAATATTTAAAATTTCATTTTTTTTTTTATAGATAAATTAATTTGGAGCTAATCCTTCAGCTTTAAATTTTTGTTCTTTATTTAAAATCATTTGATTTAGGTTTTTACCAGGTGCAACAAGTGGTAAGCATATATCAGGATTAACTCTACAATCAATTAACATCGCTTTATCTACATTTTTTATTGCAATATCTAAAATAATATCTAATTCTCTTTCATTATTAACACGAAAACTATCAATACCAAATGATTCTCCTAATTGAACATAATTTGGATTTTTATTATTTGTAGAAATAAATCTTTCATTAAAAAATAATTTTTGCCAAATATGAACCATTTGTTGTCTTCCATCGTTCATAATAAAAATTTTAATTGGTAATCTATACTCTGAAATTGTAGCTAAATCTGTTAATGTCATATTAAAACTACCATCTCCATCAATAACAAATACTCTTTCATTATGTTTTGCCAGTTGAGCACCAATAGCATATGGTATACCCACACCCATAGTTCCCAATGATCCGGATGATAAAATTTGTCTTGGTTTGGTCCACCTAAAAAATTGACACGACATCATTTGATGATTCCCTACACCTGTTGTAATTGTTACATTTTTATAATTTTTTACTTTATTATAAAATTTTTCAATAACATTTTGAACTTTTAATTCATTTGGATCATCTAATTCATATGTAAAAGGAAAATTTTTTTTTAATTGATCAATTCTATTTAACCATTTTGGTCTTTCTGTATCTTTTATATGATCAGATAACCATTCTAAACTATTATAACAATCTCCACTAATATTATATGTAGATTTTACAACTCTATCAAATTCCTTTTCGTCAATATTAAAATGAACTATTCCTCCCCGATCTTCTTTATCTGCTTTTCTGGCTTCTGGTGCATAACCATCTAAATTACCAATTGTTCTATCATCAAATCTACTCCCAATTGCTAAAATTAAATCGGCTTCTTGAACAGCATAATTAGCATACGCAGAACCATGCATACCAAGCATATGTAAGCTTAAATCATGTGTTTCATTAAAAACGCCCATTGCATGTAATGTAGTTGTAATTGGTATTCTTGATCTATGAACAAATTCTCTTAATGAATAATGACAATCAAGTGTTCCTTGACCTGCTATAATAATAGGTTTTTTTGATTTATGAATTAAGTCTAATATTTTTTTTAATGTTTTAGTATCTAACTCTTTATTTACTTTTTTAAAAATAAATTTTTTTTGTTCTTCTTGTATAATATCTTGACACATTAAATCTTTACATAAATCTAAATGAACTGGTCCTTTTCTACCATCCATAGCAAGATGAACAGCCTTATCAATTGCCCATTCTAATTCATTTGGATCTTTGATTTGATAACTCCATTTTGTAGCTGGTTTTGTTAGTTCTACAGCAGGTGATTCCTGAAAAGCATCTGTCCCTAAAGCAGTAGTTGGTACCTGGCCAGTTAAAGCTATAATAGGAACATTGTCATTTTTAGCATCTAATAATGGGGTAATTATATTCGTTACACCTGGTCCAGATGTTGATACAATTAATCCAATTCTTCCACTTGCTTTTGCGTATCCTTCTGCTGAATGACCAGCACATTGTTCATTTCTATTCATAATAAATTTAATTTTATTATCATAAAATTTATCTAAAACTGGTAAAATTGCTCCACCTGAATATCCAAAAGCATATTTAAAATTATGATGAATTAATCTATTATATAATACTTGAGAACTATTTATTGTTTGTTTAAACATTTTATTTTTATATAAAATTTTATATTTAAATAATGTTTAATATTTAAATAAATCAATTTTAATTAATGTTTTGTGGGGTATAAGAATCATGATGAAATCCTTACATATTGTGTATATAGCGTATTTAAACATTCTACATATTCAATGAAGATTCTCTATTTTTTTTTAATATTATTATTTAACTTTAAAAAAAAAGATCTTTAAAATATGTTTAATATATAGATATATATATATATATATATATAGATATGTCTTGTTATTGGGATACTTTAATAAAAAAGATAAATAAAAAAGATATAGAATTACTTTTAGATTTAAAAGTAAATATGATAAAACCCAAATTTTTTGCGAAATATTTAAAAAGAAAGAATAAATTAGTTAATACAATAATATGTAATAATAATAAAATAACAGAACAAGAACAAAAAGAAAATTTTAAACATATAAAAGAATATAATATTGATACTGTTAATAATGGTTATTTATGTTCTACAAGTGATCCTTTTTTAATACTAATAGCGGATATATTTTCTATAACCATAAATAATTATTATAATAATAGTTTAATAGTTTATAAACCTATTGCTATTTCAAGATATGATATAAGTATTAATAATGACAAAGGACATATGTGGTAATATATGTGACAAAATCTATAATTATGGATTTTTATATATTTTATATAAATCTACTTTTTTAAAGATATATTATATATTTGTGATTACTTGTCCTATTTATATTAAATAAAATTTTTATTTATAAAATCTAATATTAAAGGATGTATTTTCTTGTTATTTGTAATATATTGACATATTGATTCAGCAGTAATTTCATTTGGATGATATAATGATGAATTTATATTGTATTTATTACTATAAAAAATATCTTCTAACTTCCATTCACTAATATCTTTTGAATTATTTGTATTTATTAAAGCTTCTTTAGGATAATTATTTTCTATAATTAAAATAGGTATATAATTAAAATCATTAATATTATAATTATAAGTTTCTAATCCGTCTGGATTAGTTAAAATAATAATATTATTTTTTTTAATAAATTCATTATATAATGTCTTATCTAATAACTTATTAAAACCAAGTTTTTGATATAGATTTATATATAATTTTAAATTCTTTCTTTGATGTATATGTATTTGTTCATGTAATAATGTTGTATGATTAATATTATTTGTATCTGGAATAAATATAAAATTTTTTAATGTAAAAGGCATACCATAATCAATATTAGAATCTAATTTTATTAAATTCCATTCTACATCTTTTTTAAATTTTTTATATTTTTTGATTTTAAATTTTGTCTTATCAATTAAAAAATTTAATTTATATTTATCAATAATATTAAATTTTTTAATAGCATTAATATATATTTCATTAATATTTATATTTTTATTTATATTATATCTAAATATATACTCGTTTTTATTTATATTTTTTGTATAATTATTTATAATAAATTTTAGATGATTATTTATAATATTAATATATTTATTATAATAATAAAATAAAATAAATAAAATAATAATAATAATATAAAATAAAATATAATATAACATATATATAATATATATACATATATTATATAAAATTTATGATAAAATTTACTGTAGATATAAAAGTTAGAAAAAAAGCTAAAAATGTAGCAATGTTATTATTATATAAAAATAAAAAAAATGAATATAGAATATTAGTTGTTAGAGATAAATTTAATAAAAAATGGATGATACCTGCGGGTCGTATAAATCGTAATAAAAGAGAAGGAGCATTACGTGCAATTAAACGTGAATTTTATGAAGAAACAACAATTAAATTAAGTTATTTTACTAAAGATAATTTTATAGAATATTATTATGAACCAACACGAACATTATTTTTTATAGGATTTACAAGAAAATCATTTCCAAAAAATATAATTAAAACAACAGAAACTGATAAAATAGATCATATTAATGCTAAAAATTTTTATTATAATATTAGCAAATTAAAAGGTATTAAAAGTTATGTTAAAAAAAGTTATATTGAAGTAATTAATTATTTAGCAATGTATGGTATTAAATTTGCAATTAATATTATTAAATAATTTAAAAAATATTTGATTATATTATGAAAATTAAATATTTAATTAAATATTATTAAATTATTTAAAATATAATTAATTAAATTATGAAAATAGAAATGAATATATTATTAAATTATTTAAAAAATAGAAAGTTTAAAAATGATGATAAAAATAATAATTATTTAAATAATAAAAAAATAAAAAATAATAATAATTGTTTTTTATGTAATAAAGAAAATAAATATATTATATATTTTTATAATGATAATAGATATTGTTCTGAATCATGTAGATTAAACCAAATGTATATTGATAAATTCATCTAATTTTTAATTTTTTTTAATACTATAAAGTATATCAAGTATCTACATAATCTACATATGTATTTATATTATTATTATTATT